GAGCCAGTTGAAGTAGAAGAAGCAAAAACTGCAGTACCACGCACAGCGGAACCACCTACCGTATAGTTAGTAAACTCTTTGCTAGGTACGATTGTGCTCATTACGTCTGTTGCAGCTGGAGTCAAACTGGCGTTTGTTAGGCCAAGGTATGGGCCAGTAACAGAATAGCTAGAGCCTTTTAATAAAGTATCAAGCATTAACTGCTTGCCTACGGCAACAACCAAATTAGGAAAGCCTTCAGTCCATTTGAGATTTCCGTCTTTATCACGGCATTCAACGTGCCAGTATCCTTCAACTCCCATACCTTCAGGAATAGCTACATTTGCTTGTAACGTCGCTACAGCATTATCGCCACAGCTTGCTAATTCATTTTGCATAATTGCTCCTAGTCTGAACTACTATAGTTAATACTACTTGTGGTAGTACCAATGGTTAAAATTGCGGACGAATAATTCGCCGTTGGAAATTGCACGGTAAAGCTAGATGTACAAGTCTTGTCTGATCCAAAATTTAGTACAAAACATGCTGCTCCAGTAGTAGCATTGTATACCAACGCTCCCCTAGCGGTAAAGGATGCAGGATTCCATACAGCATTATTAAATGATACATAAGTGACGTTATATTGGGTATTTTGGGTAGGTGGCGTAGAGATAGTTAAAACCTTACCACCAGCCGTATAGCCTGTTCCTACAACCTCATTTGTAGATGTATAAGCCGTAGTCTGCTGTCCTAAATTAGCCAACGCATTGTAGAGGGCAATCTTATAAGTTCCAGTAGTGAAATTCTCATTACCATTGAGCAAATTTTGCTGAAAAATTGTGCAAGAAGTTTGGGTAATCATGAGACCACATTACCTTTAAGATTAATATTAAGCTTGGTTTGGCCGTCACGATAACTATCACCACGATCAAGGCCATCACAGAAGCGTCTAAACTCTAATAGAGCTTCTTGGTATTTTTGCTCATAATTGGTCACTAAATCAGGCTCTTGCTTCATAAATAGCATGGCTTCCCGCATAGCACCATAGAACAAAACGGGGTCATAATTGTCGCCTAGCCAGCTTGTGCCAGTAGCATTTGTAACACTGGAAACGTTTACAGTAAATCCACTACCAGTATTACCTAATGATGAGCAGGAAAGAACATCTCCTACAACATAGAAATTACCACCAAAAGTAATACTACAACTAGTGACAATTCCACCACTAATGACGATATTAGCTGTAGCATTTGCTCCTGAGCCTCCTGTTAATGAAACATTTGGGTATACCCCATTGGTATATAGCGAACCTGCATTAGTAATATTTGTCCCAGTAATTTGACCCTGAACAATAGTAGGTGGATAGTAGTAATAATGCATTTCTATTGGGTAGGCCTGATCCGGAGAGGGCGCTACCATCAAAGTCATTTCATTTACATTAGAATACTGCGAGCCAAATAAAGCGTAGTACTTAGGTGTGCCGCCCGGAGTTCCTTGATAGGTCGTACCGTTATTGGTCGCATAAGGATAGGCTTGGCGCAGATAGTTAACATCTTTGTTAATCAGGTAGTTATACATCCCCGTAGTTGGATCTATAACTGCTACTGAATAATTTGCCAGCCAGTCCATAGGAAGTGATACATACTGGTTTCCAGCGGTCATAGTGCCTGTTACGTTTTTACGCAACGATGGTACGTTTACTGAGTTATATATACGAAGTTCAGCCTCTTCCACAAAAACGGGAATATTAGCCACGAACAGCTGTTCAGTGTTCTCAGCGTAAGCTTGAATCGAGTTATATAACGTAGTGTAATTCATTATGCCATTGGGCCTCTAGCCATACGACCTTTAGTTGCGGCGCCAGAACCACGAACTTCAATACCGTCTTCCTTAGGGCCACGATCAATGTTACCAATACTGACACGCATAGGAACGGTAGAAGGAGTAACTTCATTCGCCGCCATTGTGTTTGGATCTTTAGCGCCATGACCAGTTGACTTGCGCATAGCTGCTACGCCAGTGCCATTCTTTTCGTACATTTCAGCAGGACCATTATTCTTAGCCTTGCCAGTACGCATAGGCGAACTGTTTTTGGTTGTTGGTTTGATTTGGGTTGCCATATTAACGACCTCTTGAGCTAGACTTCTGATTCATAGCACGAGCCATATTACGACCCATAGCTTTCATTTCTTTACCAGTTACTCCGCCTTTTTTAAGCTTGGAAAGGTTTGTGCCTTTACCGCCCTTATGCTCTTGAGCGTCATGCATTTTCATGGCTTTTTTAATCATAGCCTTGTCTTGTTGCATGTCTTTTTTCTCTTCAGCTTTGTCCATTTTTTTGAACTCTTTTTCCATCTTTGCCATGTTACTACTCCTTAAGTTGTGACTACGGTTACTGTACCTATTTTAATCGCTAAATTCAAATCATTGGGACTAAATGCATCTGCAAAACCTCTTGGACCACCCACTGGATTCCAGCCCCATTGAGTCTGTCTACTACCATCACTAGGATATCCAGCGTTATTTACATTATTACTCGCATTAGGGTTTACATATAAACCCGTAGTTCCGGACGAATAATAACTAACATCTGGCCTAGGATCACGGACGCCTTGTGGATCATTTACAGGGTATAAACCAAGCTGTAACTGAGGCTGATCTGGATCCCAGCAAGTAGGACAAACTCTTATATTAAAGGGTTTTGTCTTAATAATCTCAATTTTTAACTGATGCAACTTGTAACGCTGACCACACCGATCACATTCGGCTATCGAGTGTTTACCAGAAGCAAACTTAGATGCAGTCATAATTACCTAGAATAGAACAAATTACGGGGTACAAACCGTATAGAAGCCTTTTCACGGTCCTCTTCAGCAGCTAATTGAAATTGTTGTTCATAGTCCGCTTTTAACATAGGAATGCGGTTCATATCTATATTTGGTAGCTTCATAGATAGGTAATACGCTAATCCAGATGCCATAGCGGGAATAAATCGGAATGGAATATCTTCGGTATTAATGCCTGTTCCAGAGTCCTGTACACGGCGCATACGGTAGTAAATAAAGGTGTATTGAGTTCCAGAAACACCTGTAGGCCAAATATTAATATTAGGCAAGTAATTGTTGTAAACCAAAGCCCCAGCTGAGTGAGTTGTAGCTGTAGTGTTATTTACGCCACGATAGCAGTTTAGTAACTGATTTACGTTGCCTGAGTTAGCGGTACCAAGGTTTTGATAAAGAATGGTTTCGCCATCAATATTGATGTAACCTTGACTACGCATATTGGCAGTAGATGTCACATAAATAGTTGTATCGGTAGCGCCAATAGGGTATCCGCTTGCGACTGATGTAACTGGTGCTGAGTCTACATTACCGGATTGACGATCAACCCAGACTTGAATAGGACGCCCCTGAGCGTTTTTTGTAGGCAGGTCAAGGTAGTCATCAGCCGAGATACGAGTAATGTTAATATCGATCTGATTTTGACCACTTCCTTGGCGAATAACGTGGTCATATAGGTCAATAGTATCTACGGGAATTGGATAGCTGATTTGACCGCCATTAATATTAATTGGAATCTGACCTTGCTCAATTGTCCACAGATTAATACCACGGTTAGCCCACTCAATAGTAAGCATATTAACGCTACGAGCAGCTGTTCTAAAATCATATCCAGAACGTGACTGCGAACCACAACGCTCAAAAGCTTCCTCAATGAGGTCGCCCATATCTAGATTAAACGATGTAGTTCCTGAAGTACCCATTACTTAGCCTTTTTAGCAACTTTAGTTGCTTTTTTAGCAACGGGTTTTTTAGCAGCAGGCTTACGAGTTGTAGCCTTTTTTACTTGTGGACGCTTCTTTTCCGAAGGGATAGGAAAAGGCCAAGCTGCAATTTCAGCTTTAGGAAAAGTAATTTCTTCCTCTGGCTTTCTAAAGAGATTTAGTACTTTTTTTATTAGCGTTTTCAATTTCTAATCCGATCCTAATAATCAATAAGTCTATGATAAAAAATGTATTGGTATTCTTTCCATCTACTATCTCAAATCCTAGGCATACACCCTTGAGGAAATAGAGATGGATAGCCCAACTCACTTTTTTAGACCCTTCAGGGTTTCCGCCAGCCTAGCCCGCTTACCCACCTTGCCGGGTTTCTTTGCAGCTGCAGCTAATTTGGCTGCCGGAATCTTTTTGTCAGCAGGTACGCCTAGACTTTTTCTTAAACTTCCTTTATGCTCTGGTTTAATAGCTTCTTGAATCCAATTTTTAGTAGCCATTACTTTTTCCTCGCAGCTCTCATGTTATCAACTAAGTTAGGATAAGGTCTACCTGCAGCTTTAGCCATTGCTTTAGCACTAGCTTTCTTGGCTGGGCTTAATTTCTTTGGTTTACCCAATCCTTTTGGACGAGCCTTGTCCCAGACTTCTCCGCCCTTTTTATACATGGTAACTTCATTCGGATCATCCTTCCGAATAATAGTTTTACCTTTAGGCATCTTGGATGGATCCATTGCACCCATCCCACGAGAGGCTCGCATTACTTAGCTTTCTTGCCCATGTAACCACCACCGCACATAGCTTTTACATGCTCGTGATGCATTTTGTGTGATTCGTGTCCATAATGTTTGGAAACTTTATCTTGCTCGTGCATATGAGCGTGATCTTTACCATAATGATGTTTAACGTGATCTACGTTGTGCTTGTGTTCCATACTTCCACCTTTTTTGTAAGTGTTACCCATCGCATCCATGCGACCTTCTTCCATGCCTTGACGAGCGGCATCACCACGAGATCCAAAAACCTCATAGTCTTTTGCCTTTTCTTTAGCCAGTGCTACGGCTCTGTTTTTAGCGTAATCTTGTGCCATGATTAGCACTTAGCCTTAGCTTTACCGCCCTTTTTCATGGTATTAACCATAGGACCATTACCGATTGTATTGCCTTTCATAGCAATCATTTTGCCCTTAGTCTTACCACGTTCAGCAATACCGTCTTTGCTAGGAGCTGCAGTTTTAACTTTGCCCATAGTCATACTTCCCATACCGCCTTCAGCCATTTTCTTTTTCATCATGATTCCACCTTCTTTAAATTTTTTGCCTTTATCGGCAGTTGCAAAATCCCGTCCAACGGACTGGGGTATTCCTACTTTCTTAGCGAATGCTGGATTATGAGCAACCGCCTCCATCAAATTATGCTGCTTTTTACTCTTGCTTGGCATTATTTATGCCCCTCAATAAACCTATCTAGTTTAGCTTCAATACGGTCAAAACGGTTAATAATTTGATCCATATCGTTACGAACTTCAATTTTGGTAATGTAATCACGGGCTATTTCTTCACGAGTCTTATTAATGAGAATTGAAATACGATCTAAGTCGTTAAACTTTTCTTTAATAAAATAACCCATGATACCTAAAACTAACGTTAAACCAGCATTCCAAAATTGCAACATATAGTCCATATTAACATTTCCAACGTTTTAAGCTAGCAGCTTTTCTGGTAGGCTTACCGTTTTCATCCTTCATTGGTCCGGGCATTCCAGACATTCTTGCACAGAATGACTTCTTACGAGGACCACCTTCAGGTTGAGGAGCCTTTAAATGAGACCCTGTTTCCCGATTATATTTTGCACGACCTTTGGCAGTAAGACCAGCACCTTTTGATACTGGAAGCTTTTCACCTCTACCAACTGCAAGTGATGGGCCTTTTTTCTTAGTTGCCATATTAGCTACCGTTAGAAATTAACTTACCAATCACAATAACGCCAGCTGCAATACTTCCAGTATTTGTTTTTAATTGCCATTGAACATCAGATTTTTCTTGATACATAAATGGATCTGAAGACCTATTAGCTGTGTATATAGAAACGAATGGTTGTTGCAACAGACTATAACTTACACCAGTAAGGTTGTTGCCAACTTGTACGTTGTAAGTAACAATAGTAGAGCCAGTATAACTATTTGAAGTATTTACTTCTACCCAGTCTAAATAAAATGTATTACCAGCAGGGACGGTGTAAATAGTGCTTTGTGACTTACCAATACCGGCATTAATTTGTGCAAGTATATTAGTAGTTTGCTTAACCGTAATAATTCCAACGTTTGATGTTTGACCAGAAGCTACGCCAACCATATTTAAACTATTAACTCTTAAATATTTATTTTGGGTTGTTACACCAGTTGTTCCATTTAATACAACAACTTCAGAAACTGGATTAAAGTTTGCATCTAAACCATTGATAATAAAAGCAGCTGGACTTACATCAGTTACAGAGGTGCTAGAACAAGTTAATGTTGTAGCTGTAGTTGGGTAAGTGTAAGTTGTGGCGTTTTCCCAAATAGGAATAGATGTTGCAGTTATGGCTGCTTGATAACCAAAAATACTTACAGTTTGATGACCAGCAATTTGACCACGTGCTACTTGTAAATCAAAAGGCTCGGTTCTACCCGAACGGGTAATTGACATTACCGAATTATTAGTGCTAGGTATTCCACTTGGACTTTGTGCCATATTAATCTCCTTAAATTTTCAAAAAAGGGGCCGAAGCCCCTTCGGGATTAATTAGTCAAAGTTACCGTATGGGTAGGTTGTAGCATTACCAATGTTCAAATCTTGTTGAGCATACTTTAAAGTAACTGCAATTTGACCTGATGTTGGCGCTGTAATTGAACTTGCAGTAATTTTCAAAGTAACAACTACTTGGCTAAACCATGAAGGTTGTTGACCGGGTTGAATATTTTGAACGTCTTGCAAAGTGCCAAATGCGTAATCCAGCTGTGTGCCTACAAAGGTTGCAGTTCCACGAGTTGCTGAAGTGATAGCAGACATAGTCGCATATACGCCAGTAGAGGTTGCAAACGCATTAGAAACATATGGCTGAATAGAAGTAGCTGTCACGCCGCCGCCAACTGGTAATGTACCAACATCAACAATAACGTCAGTAATGTTTGAGCCTTGTGGAATCAAAAATGATACACCACGATAAATTGTGCCTGAAGTATCAGCAGTTGGAGCTGAAGCAACAGTAGGTCCGCTGGTGCTGTAAGAACCATTCTGTGCAGTCCAAATAGTTGCCGCATTGTTTGGAATGTTGTTTGAGCTAACAAATACACCAGAACCACCACCATAGTTAGCAGTGTTAGCGGTTGTTACAGCAAAATCTAAAAATGCTTGTTGAGTTAACAAGACTGGGCCAACGTCACGTTGTGAGCCAAAACGATTATCACCAGATAGAACTGGGCCTTCAAATGTACTACGTCCCATAATGGACTCCTTATGCAAAAGTACCTATTCCGATCTTTGCATCGTCTGCTGGGGCAGTGGTGGAATAGGCGAATTACCCAGATGTTGTAATTCTACACGAAAAATTGCATTTGCAAAATAAATTCGTATACAATCAGCGAGATGAACAAACACCTCACGAGTCAGGTTCAGGCCCTTTACAACCGAGCTTTATCGCTAAAAAATCAAGGGCAAGCACAAGCATCTTTAAGCGAGTGCGACAGAATATTAACGATTGCTCCAAAACAGTTTGATGCCTTGATATTAAAAGGAATCATTCTTAGTGAACATGGCAAACACATAGATGCTCTTGTTTTGTTTAATGAGGCTTTGGAAGTCAAAAAAGACCCTACTATTTACAACAATCGTGGCAATATTTATCAAGGAATGAAGCAATTTGACCTTGCTATGGAAAATTATGACGCTGCAATTAAACTAAATCCACGGTTTTTAGAGGCTCATTACAACAAAGCAAACGGCTATAAAGAGCAAAATCAGTTCCATGAAGCCATTAAATGGTACAAAAAAACCTTAAAAATCAACCCAAAATATTTCCATGCTTGGAATAATATGGGTCTTTGCTGTCAATCTGTACAAGATTTTGAAGGTGCTTTAGAGGCTTGCAAAGAAGCGGTAAAGATTGAACCTAACAATTACGTTATTTACAATAACATGGGGTTTGCCCTACATGTAATGATGCGCTTAGATGAGTCAATTGCGGCGTTTAAAAAGTCTATAGAGCTTAACCCAGAGCAGACCGATTCTAAGTTCAATATCGGTTTTGTATACCTTTTAAAGGGTGATTTAGAAAAAGGTTGGCAAGGTCATGAAGAACGCTGGAAAAATAAATATCGTCCAGCTGCTTTGCCAAGAGTTTGGAATGGCGAAGATTTAACGGGTAAAGCTATCTACATAGTCCACGAGCAGGGTTTAGGAGATACCATCCAATTTATCCGTTATGCAAAGCAATTAAAGGCTATAGGAGCCGCCAAAATTATTGCAGGGGTAAAGCCAGAGATAGCCACTTTGGTAAGCTCTATGCCAGAAATAGACGTAATTAACACTGATCCTAAGTTTATTCCTGAATATGACTATCAGTGTCCTATGATGTCTTTGCCTTATGTATTGAAGACTAGGGTACATAACATCCCCTATGAGCCTTATTTCAAAACTGATGTCCAGAAAATTCAAGAATTTTCAAGAAAAATGGGTACAAAGACAAAGTTGCGGGTTGGTGTAGTTTGGTCAGGTGGGTTCCGTGCAGACCAGCCTGAGATATGGGCAGTTAATGAAAGACGTAATATTAAGCCTGAAAAGATAGCCGAAATATATAACCCTAATGTGGAGTTTTTTAATTTACAGTTTGGTGCTACAGAATATCCATTCCCTATGATTGATCTAATGGGTGAGGTTAAGGACTTTTCGGATACCGCCGCTCTTATTGAGAACTTAGACCTAGTCATCTCCGTAGATACCTCCACTGCTCACGTAGCGGGCGCTATGGGAAAAGAAGTGTGGATGCTTAACCGTTTTGATACTTGCTGGAGATGGTTGGAGGATAGAAAAGATACGCCTTGGTATCCTAGTTTTACTATTTATCGCCAAGAGAAATTTAACAACTGGGACAACGTGGTTGCTGATATCAAACGGGATTTAGATGCAAGAGCAAAATAACCCAATTTTTTACAGTGAAGGTGGAGTTGGAGATACTCTCCAGCACTTGCCTTTTATGTTACTAAATAAACACCTTAATCCCCGCTATTGCATGATGAATCATTACAAGGGAGCTAAGGAGCTTTTAAAGTCTTTAGGTATTAAGCCTGATTACACGTTTTATTACAAAAATGACATTCAGAAGTTAGATTTGTTAAGAGGCATGGACTTAAAGGCGCCTATGGAGTCTGTGCCTAGGACAAAGTACTTTAATTACAACCCATTCCCAAAGCAGAAGCCATTGTTTAAAGACAGCAAGCCTGTGATTGGCGTTCACTTATGCGGAAGTAGGTTTTCTGCAAGTACTTATACCAAAAATGGTATGGCAACCAAGACTATTCCAGCGGATATTATTCATCACTTAAGTCATGAATATAATGTGATGCTTTTTGGGCTTCCTGAGGAAGTTATTACACTAAATTTAAAACAGTCTAATAACTTGAAGTTTGTTACTTTTTTAGATATTGCCAAAAGCTTATCTTACGTATCGCAGTGCCATGCCGTAGTCGGAGCAGATAGCTCAATTAAGACTATGAGCGCCATGCTCAAGATACCTACTTTTGTTTGGATGGCAGATCATCCAGATTATTTTAGAGATACCGTGTTTATTAGCCCATATGTAGATGACGGGGTAATAAAAGTTTATAGGTATAAAGACGCCTTTAAGGAAATTAATGAGGGCATGAAAGCAACGCAGGACTTTTTAAAAGGGATTTTATGAACTATGTTATATCTTTAAAGCGCACCCCAGAGCGTCTTAATGCATTCTTAAACAACAACCAACACATGGATTTTCAAATATTTGATGCCATAGACGGATCTGATTTACAACCTTTTGGTAGTTATAACAAATACGCCCGTGCGAATGCTCTATCCCATATTGCCCTTTGGAAAAAGTGTGCTTCTGGTGATGAGGACTTTTTAATCTGCGAAGATGACGCTGAATGCCATAAGGATCTTCAACGAGCTTTAGACGGAATGAAAGCGGCTAAACATCCGTATGATTTTGTGGCTTGGGGATGGAACTTTGATGCCGAACTTTTTGTTAGTATTTATCCAACACTAAGTCCCGTTAGCATGCGTTTTAGCCCTAAGCACATGGGTGAAAATAAACAACATTATTTAAATAATCCAGTTGATCCTGTATTCATGCAACTTCACTACTTGTTTGGTAGCTGTTGTTATACAATCAGCCCAGAAGGAGCTAAACGGTTTTTGGAGATTCTAGATCCATTAACAGAAACTGTTACTGCTGCTATACCTAACATTAGAACTTGGACTTTCCAACCGCCCGGCATGGATTGTGCTATGGCTGCGGCTTTTGCCAAAACTCTTAGCGCCGTATGCTTTCCTCCTATGGCATTAACTATGAATGACCATACTATTAGCACGGTGCATGGCAAGTATGACCAAGCTTAATCTAGGCTGCGGTGGCAACATCTTTCCGGGCTACATTAACGTAGGCTGGGAAGATGGTAAGCCAAACTCAGATATATATTTAAATGTAGATTTAAGTAAAGACTTTCCATTTAAAGACGTGGAGGTTATTTATAACTGTCACTTCTTAGAACATTTAAATTACTACGATGGTATTGAGTTTTTACGCAAATGCTACACAGCCATGAATGACGGCGCAGTAATGCGGATTGTGGTTCCCGATTTAGCTCTGTGGTGCTTAAAGTATTTACAGCATGACAGAGCATTTTTGGATGCCTACCGTAATGCTTATCTTGGACCAGACTATCCAACCGATGGTTCCATCTTTATGGGAATGCTTCATAACCACGGACACAAGATGGGATGGGATTATGAAACATTACACTTTTTATTAAATTGGTGTGGATTTAAAGAAATAAAACAAACTAAATATCGTGAAAGCTGTCTAACTGATATTGAAATGTTAGAACCAGTCAATCCCGGACGTGAGTTAGAAAGCCTCTGCATAGAGTGCTATAAATAAAAAACCCCTGCCTTTTGAGCAGGGGCATAACCCTCACGAGGTTTAGAAGTTTTTAGTAAGAACCGTATACACCCAATGGATCAGAAACACCGAAGGAATAACGCTCACGAGACTTGTAACGAACGTTACCAGTATCGAAGTCGCCGTCCATGCTGTTCTGCAATGGGATACGTACGAAATGCTTCAGTCCGTTTGGAACATCAGTGGTCAAGAACCATGCATTGGTAGCGGTCAAGAAGTGGTTAATTGTGTAACCTTCTGGAACGGAACCGTTGTTCTTGATTGCGTTGATGTCGTTGTTGTTTGTACCAACACGCAATTCAGTGTCGAGCAAACGAGTTGCAACGAACTGTAATGCAGGTGGAACAACCAATTTCTTAGGACGTGCAGCGATCAAAAGACCACGCTCATCTGTCCATGCAGCGATTTGAATAACAGCATTTTCCAATGCGGTTTCGTTCAAGTCAGCAGGAGTAGACGGAGTGTTGGCGTTAACACCACCAGAGATCAATGGATGTGCTGTTGAGAACAATGCTTGTCCGTCACCGTATGTTACTTGGGTGTTGAAACCGTTGTTCAGAACTGCAGCAGCCTTAACCTGTTTGGTGTAAGCCATAGCACGAGCTAGACCTTTGGTGTAGCGAGCTGATAAGGAATCATAGAGGTTGTCCTCGATTGCCTCTTCAGTCAAGCTAAAGCCAAGGGCGATAGTTTCGTGGTTGTAGCGAGCTGTCCATGCTTCTTGTGCATTGTCATAAGCGATGGCTTGGCCTTCGTTCTTGACTGGTGCAGCGCTAAAGCCTGACAGTTTTGTTTCTTCTTCAAATGAACGCTCAGAGGTCTCTGTTTCGTAGATCTCTTTGTGTTCTTCACCGTAACGAGCGTACTCAAGTCCGAACAAAGCGTTCAAACCGGGGAGCAACTCTTTCAGTAGTTGTGCGCGTGAAATAGCCATTTAAATGCTCCTTAATTAAACGCCAGTGGCATTGAAGTAGCTATGGTAACCGAAGTTCCATGTTACTAATGCTTCTGGGTAGCCAGTGAATGAAAACTGCGCTGCAGTAGATTGAGCCGTAGCAACTGCTTGGTTCAAAGTAACTGTAGTGCCGCTTACGGATGTAACCCAAGTATTAGAACCAGCAGTGATGCCGGGGCCAGATACTTGCATACCGGGTTGAATAGCGCTGTTAGAAGCAGACAAAGTCAAGGTTGTGCTTGAAGTTGTACCGTTACCAGTTACGGTAACAGCAGATGCTGTAACGAGCTGAACAATTCGGAATGGAGCGGTTGTGGTTAATGGGCTAGCTACACCAGTTCCGATAGCGGAAGCAGCGATAGCAATACCAGCAGAAGAATCACCAGTAGTTGTTGAGCCATTGTTGCTATTAGCGTTACCTAAGTAGTAAGCATTAGAACCAACGAAAGCTGGGTTAATGTACTGAATGGTAGAGCTGTTAGAACCTTGAGCCAATACAACTGCTTGGAATACTGCTTGAGGATCGTCCACTACATAGCCGATTGCATCAGTAGCTGTAGTACCTGCTTGCCAGAACTGAAAACGGTTTTTACCGTAGATAGGACCGCCAGTAGTAGAGTACTCAGCACCAACGAAAATACCGATTGTGCCAGCTGTTCCACCGTTAGCTGTGGTTGGAGCCAAAGTTGAAGCCACCAGTGTGCCTGCTGCTGTGCCTGAACCAATTTGAACAACGTCACCGTTGAACAAGCTAGTAGCATAGCCATTGTAGATCGGTAACATGCGGGTAGAACCAGCAAATACACGACCACCAATCAGGTTAACTGGCTTTAGACCGTAAGGGGCCGAAACTGTAGGATAAGCCATTTAAATCTCCTAATTATTTAATTACCATTTCCAAAGCTTACTGTCGACTTCCGCTCCATAAAGAGTGGCATTCTTGAGTCGCTTTGGCGCATTAAATTATTGTCTACAGCCTCTGCCTGTTGAGATGTTTGTTTAGCTTCGTAGTCCATACGTTGCTGCACTAACTCTTCAGGGATTTTGCAAAGCAATAACCCGCCAATCTCGATATTGTCTTTATATTGACCTTCACGAGCGGCTAGCAGTTGATATTTGGGTTGCTCGTCTACATGAACTGGTTCCCATCCTTCACGATATTTCGCAGAAATATTGCGAGGATCGGCACTATTTAACATAGATACTCGAATCCAACGATACGCAAACCCCGGTTGTTTATCCGGCTCAGGTAAAAGTTCAGGTGGCATCCACTGCTTGGGACGCTCTGCAAATTCACGGGTTTCTAATTCTCTAGTACTGCTCTTTGGTGCGTTAGCCATGTCAGGCCTCCATTCTTAAAAGTTCTTTAACGTATTGCTCTGGGGTAAGTCCAAGCTTCTTCGCTATAGCAACTTGCGAAGTTGTTAACCGGACTTTCTTAGGCGCTGTCGTCCTACTTGCCGGAGCTACTACGTTTGGTTTTGCTTTAGGAGTGTCTTCTTTTTGCTTAACCTGTACTTCTGGTTCTCCAAATTCCTCTGGAAAACGTTTACGCATTGTTTCGTCTAACTTTGCATAATAATCATCTGAGCCAATAACTACACCTTGGCGTTTGAGTTTTTCGTGTAACCCAAGTGCCGAAGCTGTCATTTCCTCGTCCTGTCCGAACCAAGGATTGTTCTGTTGCCACGCCATAACTTTATCATCAGGACGTGCAACTTGAGGCTCCTGTTGTCTTTGTACCTCAAAATTGCTTTCTTGTAAAGGGGGTAGCTTAAAACCTTTGATTTTTTCAAGGCTCATCTGGGCTTTAGTCAGCTCTTCTTGAGCTTCTGCTAGCTTTTCTGAGTCTCCTGCTTCATAAGCTTCTTTGTATGCCCGCTTGGCTTCTTTAACCAAAGCCTTAGCAGAATCTTTTTTAGCTTCTTTATACTCTTTCTCTCCTTCAGTCAGAATAGCTTTAATGCGCTTATTCTCTTCATGGAGTCTTTGAGCTGTTTCGAGGGCGGCGTGACGTTCACGTTCTGCAGCTTCTTTAGCACGGCGCTCATCGTTCCAGATACGCTTCATCTGGATCATTTTGTCCTTTGCTTCTTTGCTGTATTTATCGAGTTCGTCAACCTCGACCTCTAAAGCTTTGACTTTTTCGGGGTCAGCAGGGGTGCGACCACGATCTTGCTCAGGGGTGTCATCCTCAATTTCGATATCAATTTCTTGGACGGGATCTTGTTCAATCTCTACCTTGTTTTCGATTTCATCGGGGAATTTAAATTCTTGTGTTTCTGCCATTGTCCGGCTCCTTAAATAAATTTACGGGTAATTCCACGAGGGTCTTGTACTACTGCCTCTACAGAATCATCGTTAATAATGCGAAACTCACGCCCATGAATTACCAAACGAGTACCAGCATTGGGGCGAGTTAATACAAAATCGCCTTCTTGACAGTATGGTCCGGTTGGAAAGCGGTCTGTGTCCTTGTAACAATCTGGACCCATTTTGACCACAAAAAGTACCGTAGTTAAGAGTTCATCTACTCTACGGGTTTCATCCGACTTAATAATTCCACTATCGAATGCTTCTTCTGCTTCAGGAATAGCGCATAAAATGCGATAACCCTTGGGGATTGGGAGTTGTGTTGCTTTTTCCTCATCCTTTTTGTTCAGGACTTGGGATAAATCTACTGCTTGTGCTACGTTTAAGTCATTCATCGTCCGAATGCTCCATTCTTTGTTTAAGGTCTGTTATAAACTGCCGTGCAGTAAGAAGACCTCTAATCTCACCGCACGTTCTTTGGTAGTCACCAAAATCTTTGGCTTGTCCGCCACTAATCCAATTGCTTAATTGCGCTACTTTTTTGTCTATGTCGTCCCATAGATTTTCAAAAGCGTCCATTAATCACCTTTCTTTTTAGTTTCCTTCTGTTTATCCATCATTTCCCTTTGAATCTTCACGTCTAGATGATTTTTAAGGGCATCTGCCATCAAATTTTGCTTATGATGTTCGTCATCTTTCAAATGTGTGCTGACATGCTTGAATGCTTCAAGTCCAACCTTAGCGGCAAGCTCAGTTTTGTCCTTTTGGGTCTCCATGGCAAGCTTAACTGCGTCCATTTTGACGTCCATCGCTTGTTTTTCACCCTGTAAACGGGTCTGAGTAGCAATTCTTTCCCGTTCAATCTGCTGTTGTTGCTGTCTAAGGGCAATATCAGCCTGATCTTTCTGGGCTTTACGCTGTTGCTCTTGCATTTTGATCTGCATTTCTTGCTGTTGTAGCTGAACCAGTGGGTCTTGAGCTTGTTGTTGAGCTTGTTGCTGGGCAACTTGCTGTTGATTTTGCTGTAACAACTGAGTTGCAGCCTGTGCCAACAACGGTGCAAGGCGAGCTTCGACCTGAGGATCCATGTGAACCTGTTCGCCGTACTCGTCTTCCATGGGAGGTAGGTTCATTCCAAGCTTTTGTTCGATCTCTACACGGTATTGCCAGCCCAAATGCTCATTAATGTGAGCCATCATTGCACCCTGAAGCGCTTGCGCTTGGGGATTTTGCCCCAACAACTGAGCAATCTTAGGATCTTGCATCGCTGACATATGCACTGTGATGTGTGCTTGGTGGTCTTGATATGCAAAAGCCTTAACTGGCTTGCCCATGAGTACGTTCTGGTTTTCGGTGACCGGATCTTCTGGTTTCTGGTCTTCTGGCAACGGTATGAGTTTGTTTGCATTTTTAATTCCAATGACTTCAATCATCTGACGGTGCAACAGTGGCATGTTGTAATACTGTGGTGCGGTCTGTGCCAACTGTAAAGCTGCCTGATACTGAACAATCTTCTGCGCTAGAGTTGACGCATTAGGATCAGAAACAGGAATAACATCAATATTTTTATAATCTGACTTACGTGCTTTACGGCTTCCAGTGTCAGGATCATAGTCATATTGTCCGGGAGCGTTATCCGCAATAATATCTTTGAGTAACTTAAGTTCTTGTTTTAAGCTGTAATGTATACGAGCTTGTACTGCGGACATAACCTTAAGTGTACGTTCCAAGATAGCCAAAGTAGTTCCGACAG